ATAAACACTGAATTAGATCCACGGCCCATTCCTGATTTAATAAAGAATGTTTGTGCTAACGGATCGCCACGAGCTGTGACTGATGTTACCCTTGCTGCTAAGTTTCTAGATGTTGCTGTTTCTTCAACACCAAATTCTGGCATTCTAGTAGAAAGTGTTGTCTTGCTTTGAGTAATATTATAAGCGTGATATGTAATCTGTCCTTTAGAAGTAGCAGCTGAATCAATGTTTCCGTAACTATCGACATCTACTACTGTTAACAATCTATCACCAACAAAGAATTGACCTTGTGGAATTGTAAATATTGCTCTCAGAATACCGCTATCATCAGTTGTTACTGCAGCTCCTTTAATTCCATATGATTGTACATCTCTTGCATCATCGGCAGCAGTTCCTGGATTAACCTGTGCGTTAACATCAACACCATCAAAGAAGAAGTAATGTTGTGTACCCGGACGTAATCCCGATACAAAGACTTTAATATCTCTTGATCTCATGAATGGTCTGAAAGCTACGTTAGTAACAAAGTCGCCAACCGCATCCAGTGCTCCATCGTTTACTGTAAGATTTGAAATTACTCCTGCCTGTGACCGAGGTGTAGTAGTAGTTGTGGTTCTGCCATTTCTAGTAGAACTAGAAGCTCCGTCTACGACTGGACCATTCCAATTAACACCAGTTTGTGGCCAAACCTCTTGTAAGTCTTGGAATACAGAAGCAATATCAATTACTGCTGGTACTGGATTTTGAACTGTATCATGAGCCATATCATGGCTTGGTGAAATTTGGCAGTTACCGTCATACTTCCAGAAGTTGGATACACAATTTCTAAAGTTTGTTGCATAAGGCTGACCGAGCAACTTAGTATTAGCATTTCTACTCAGCGTACCGACTTCAGCATTTAATATTGAAGGAAAGATAGATGCACCGGTAGAACTTTCATATTTTAGATCTAACGGGAAAGTATTAAGTGCGGGAGTAAGAATTCTCTTATCAAAGTGGAATGCAGCTTTAAAGCTAGGATCATTTAAATCAGCAAGCTCTGAATCATTCATTGGATCTACAATATAACCATTCTTAAATCTTGATAATCCATTTTCATCTAATATTAACAGATTTTCTGAACTCTGTTCAAGCTGATTTAAACTGATGTAATATTCAAGACCTTCAATTCTGCGTTCAATCTTTTCGATATCTCGCATGGTATAGTTTTTAGTACCATGATTTGTTACTTGGATTGCACATGAGAACTTACCTTGTTCGGAAGCTTCTTTCTGTGACAACGCAGGATAACCAGGAATAAAGATTTGTGCAATTATAAGTTGATCTTGTGTAACTTTGGGAGTAACAGGATTCGCATCCTCTTCACCTTTAATTAACTGGGGTTGTCCATATGAATCAAACGTTATGGCATCAACTCGTGCTAAGTAACTCTCAACATCTGAAGTGATTGCCGCGCCTAAGGCTGGAATTAAATATGAATTACTAAAGGTTTTATTATAACCACCGACAGGGTTTGTAATAAGACCAGCTGCTCCGATCGATAGATCAGTATAATCAACTGCGACATCTTTATCAACATGTGGTCTAAAGTCAAAACAATTTCTTAAGCTCAAAAGCTGACCTTGATTTGAAGTATAAGTTATGAGATCGTGTGATCTAATCTTTCCAGACGGCAACGTTGCAGTAGTATCATCAATTGGGTAACTGTTAATATTAAAGAAATAATCGTCAGTAGCATTAACACTGAATGCGCCTAACTGAACAACAAGCTGCTGGCCATTAGATGGTTGTGGGCGACCTTGGATATATTCCATATATGATATATCATAATAGTGGTCGTTTTGATTTGTGTTAAGCTTAAAGCTATCTGTATAATCTACGCCACCAGGACCTGTGCTAACACTAATAATCTTTAATACATCAGGGAAGCCTAAACTGAATTTAGTATTTGCTGTAGCATACGCTACTTTAACGTATGGTTCTACATAAACTTTAGCATTTGGATTAGCATCTAAAAGTCTTCTATTGTAATAGATGTTAACTACTGCGTTAGCACCCGAACCAATAGTAACTGTTAACACAGAATTGTTTAGAGATTTTACAACCGATAGAACCGGGAATACAGTATTCGTATCATCGACTACGAGAATATCACTTTGATCTAATGCAAAATCTTCTACACCTGGAGCAGCAGTAATAGTAATTACATTTGTTGCATGCTGAGTTTGTTTCAATGTTCTAACAGGAACGATTATATCGTCGAATTGTTTAATGTAAGGTGTACCAGTATCGAATATCACTGGACCTTTATTAAGCTCTTTAACTTTTCCGTTAGCTGCTACAGTAATATCACCACCCGTACCTGCAACCTTAACAACTTCGCTGAAGTTACTTGCGCCGGTCATTTTAACGCCGAATAAGTAGATTCTAGTTGGTGTGAGGTTTCTTACGTATGCTTCGCCAATTTTACCATTGACTGAGTTTCGTAGATCTACTGTACCAAAGTTAATATCAACTGTACCATTAATAGATACGACATCTAAATAAGAACCGTAATCCATAGATGTTGCTTGGTTTTGTTGGATAGAAGTGTTAGCAATATCATCGATTGTAAAATCTAGTTTACCGACATTTTCTACACGATATCCTTTAATATATGCTGTGCCTTTTCCAACAAGAGCAGTTAAATCATTACCGCGGCGATCCATATCAACTTTAAAGCTGTCAAGAATATAGTTACCAGACTCTTCGTATGTTCTTTTAGCCAGTTCTTCTGCAATAGAATTAAACTGAGTAACATCTCGCAACATTACTTCTGATCCGTTTTGATAACGAATTAGTGTAAAGAACGCAGGATCAACATCTGCCAGTTCAGTAGCTTTAACTACAAGCGTTGGCACCATTTTAAGTCTGTCTGAACCCGGTGCATTCTCGTTATTTGAACCGTTGGCATTATCGTATAGGCTGTTATCTTGTAATGAATTAACCAAGCTTTCAGTTACATCGTAACCAACAGAAAGATCGTTAGGAACGTCGCTATATTTAGAAACAACTAACGTTTGATCTGATGTGAATAGGAAATGTCCTTTTTGGAATACTACACCAGCAGATGCTCTTATGCCATATGCTTTTCCAACTGGATTTGATTGTAATGTAACGTTGATCGTCCATTCATCGCCAGCCCCTGCCCCACCTTCTTGAAGTGATGGGACTAAAACAGATCCGTTATAAACAAACTTAGTAATTACTAACGCTTCACCATTAGCAAATTGCTGAACGCCACCAACTGTATTCAAGTAGTTGATAAAGAATGTGTTAAGATCGGGTGGTCGAGTTTCGAATCCACGAGCTGTAGTAATAATATTGGCTTTTAAACCAGCAGCATTAGATACCTCGAATACAACATCAACCTCGACAAGCACACCATTAACAGTCGCAGTGCTCGGCCCAGGCTCGAATGATGAAACATCAAACTCTGCCTTATCTGTGAGCTTGACGAATTCCAAACCGTTGAGATTCGTAAAGTTACAACCTTTGATAATAGTACCTTCTTGGTAAATATTATCTCCGAATTGTTCTACTTGATTTTGAAGTATAGTTTGAAGTTGTGTCAGCTCGCGTGCTTGCACAGCGTAAGCCGGCTTAAACAGAATTTTGTAAAACTGTTTTTCGACATCAAAGTCATCAAAATATGGTGCGATATTTAAATTTGTGTTAATAGGCATCTATTTTAGTTTCCTTAAAATTCTAAGACCAACTTATATTCTTCTCGTGAGCTTTCTTCTCTAATTAAAGGAAAGAAGTCTTCCATAAAGTATACGGTTCCGGATCTTTGAGTATATCTCGATTCAATAACGTTATTGGCTACTGGTGTATTTATTGGTATTAACTGTCCTGTCGAATTGACAAGATCTTTTGTATAATCTAGTGCTAAATCGTTATTAGCCGAATTAACTTGTGGTCCCATGTAATTACAAAGGAAAACACTATTACTTGATTCATCTATTTCATGAACTCTAGCACTAAACGTAGTGTTTAGGTTTACATCTTGTTGTATAACAATGCCATCAACCTCGAGACTTAAATAGCCGTCTGTGATAATCTGTATTCTATTATCAAAAACGTCAGGTGAGGTTACGTCACCATTTGCTGCTTCTGTAAATACTGGACTTTTGACAAGACCAATACATGAATAGCTATTAGTTTTACCAATTTTATTATTATCAGTTTCAGTAATATAAGAATAAAGTAATACGTGTGTACACTGCATCTCATCAATTAAATTAAAGTTATGTCCACCAACCGGTGAAAGAATAGGTCTCAAGGCTGCTCGTACATCAGTAGAAGCAGTCTCATCTGGATCAAAATCAAACGGAGTATCTAAAACAGTAGCGGTAATGCTATTATAGTTTTTACCAGTTTCTAGAAGCTCAATGTTAGTGATTCTACCATTAACAACTCTTGGGATTGCAACAGCACCTGTGCCGTCACCTATAATTTCCACAGTTGGTAAGATCTTGAAAGTAGAGTTAATAATAATTGCATCTGCTACAGGATCACCAATTACTTTAACCGTTCCTCGGTCAGCTGAAGAATCCCAAGTATAAGTATCAATTACATAAGTATGTGCAACATTACTAGGAGTATTACAGTAAATAGTCATACCAGAATAATAGTTATTTATCACGCTAAGCTCAGACGACCTTAAAAGCAATGTATTATCGTTAGCATTGCCATTGATAATACCAAGATCTAATGTAGGGTATCCAGCATTATCGATATAGTTAGTCACATAGATATCACTTACTTCTGAACCAGTTATAACATTGTTTGCATCTTGTGCAAGATCTGGATTAATATCAAACAGACCTAAAAGAGGAATATAACCAGTAGCATTGTAAGCTTCAAATTGTTGTTCGGTCAAGTAGTACATGAATTTCCAAACATAACCGTCTGGCATTCTGTAAATTTGATTTTCAGTTTCTGGATTGTAATTTGGCGGTACCGTTGATACGGCATCATTATTATTAGACAAGCATTTATAAACTCTGTAATCACCAGAGTCATTGTTTGTAGGACCTACTACAGAATAAAAGTTTTTATCTTCTAAACTAGTGAGATCGTCGTATTGTGTATACAACGCATCTTTCTGCCAAGGATAATACTTTATCATAAACTTAACGTCAGCAGGAAAAACTTGCTTTCCAAAAAGAATACCTTCTGAAAAGGTATTTTTGCTCTGCAACGAGTTGACTGCAGCCAGCCGGTTCAATTCACCAGTGACTGTTGACGAAATCATAAAGTAATAACTACCCGCCAGAATATCAGCGTAAAACTGTCTGGTCACGTCGTTTTTCAATTTTGTTGTTAGTATTTCTGCCATTTCACTTAACCTTAGCTTTTGTAATATTTATAATCATTTTCAGCCTCTTCTACGGATGCGGGTGCGTGGATAAGAGATACCCGAGTTTGGCCGCGGTCTGAAGTTCTTTTGTGGAAAAGTACTTCCCTTAACTTCTCTTTGATTAATCCATCGTAACAATTTGTTAGGCCCACCTTGCAAACTATTTCGATCCATAGGATCATCCGTTCCAGTGTCTGCCATTTGACCATCACTAGCATTATTTATTAACCAAGCTTGTGCCTCGCTCTGAGTCATATTAGGCCATGATTCTGCAAGACAAGCAAGTACACCAGCAACTTGGGGTGATGCCATGCTCGTTCCACTATACTTACCTATGTAAGAACCCGTACGCCGAGGATCAACACTTCGAGTTGAGGCCTTGGTGGTGCCGAAAGCATCCCAGTTTAAGCTGCTTTGTATATAATTACCAGCAGCATAGATATCTACCTGACTTCCACAATTGCTGAAGTTGGCTTTGTCTTCGTTAACGTCATATGAAGCGGCACCAACATTAATAACTGGAGCATATCCAGCTCCAGACAAAGTTCCTCTATGCGAACTCAAGATCAAATTCGAACCGTTATAAGTCATGTGATATTCGTTATTATAGTCTTGATCTGCGGCGTTTACTGTTTTCCAAGAAGAATTGCCTGCTGCAGCTACAATAATAATACCATCATCAATAGCATCTTGTTGATCTGCTTGTCTAGATGTAGTGTAATAAGGAATTGTCATTTTTAAGTTTGATAGCGGGCAATAAAACCCTCGGGCTTGTAATTCTGCTTGAGTTAATTCTCGGGCTGGATTAAAATCTGCTCCACGGTATGATACTCTGGTTGGGGCACTGGTTACATAGCCCGCGTCAGTGTTTGAAGTTTTTATAGACGAACCATAACTGTTATTTGTAATGGTTGGATTGCGTCTTCCAGTTACTGGATTGATTGGCTTGGTGTTGTGCCACTGCCTTATGTAGTCCCACATGAAGCTGCTAGATAAGGTATTGGGGTTAGAGCCATAGGGACTTATGTTATAAACATTGGCGTCTCTAGCCCACCCCTGAGAGTTACCAGCGACGGTTCCAGCACAATGCGCACCGTGATCGTTGTCAGACCAGTCAGTAGCAGACGAATATGAACCACTACGATCGTACACGTATGTTCCATTGCTTAAGCCAGTTACGGCATTTGTTAAGGAAAACCAATTAAATTGTATTAATCTCGATCCTCCAGTGCCGTCACTATTAACTGCCATTTCTGGGTGAAGAGGATCAACATGACCATCAACAATAACAACATCAACATTTTTACCAGATGAAGTTACAGTTACATCGTCTACAA